CATATGATGGTGAAAAATACTACTGCTTAGAGGAATATTATGCTGCGGAGCGGACAACAGAAGAGCACGCTCGCTATATTTCGGAGATTATACGACGCCGAGACGTAGATTACTGCTTTATTGACTCGGCTGCTGCGCAAACGCGCTATGATTTTGCTCAGAACTATGATATTACTACTGAAAATGCGAAGAAGTCAGTAATTGACGGCATTGGATATGTCGCATCTCTAGTTGAAAACGATAAATTAATTGTAGACCAGTCGTGTGGAGAGGTGTTGAGAACTCTTGACCAGTATCGCTGGGATCCAAACCCAAATCTGATAAAAGAAAAGCCATTACATGATAGCTCTAGTCACATGGCAGACGCTATTCGATATGCTCTTTATAGTTTTGAAGTGTCTGCTCCAACATTCTGAAGACCGGGAAAAAAATTTTTCTTGACTTTTACCTCATACCTCACTATAATACGTTATGAAAAGATATTTCATCAAGTGGATTCGAGATGCGGCGAAGTCCGCATACAATAAAAAAAGCTACTGCGAGATTTGCGGAGCAACAGAAGAATTAGATTTTCATCATTTTTACAGCGTAAGCGAACTGGTTCATGCCTGGGAACGCTTAAACGGTCAAGTTAAGAGTGATGAAGAAGCAATTGCAGAGAGAGATCGTTTTATCCAGCAACATAAATATGAACTATTTGAAGCGACAGTCACTCTCTGCAACCCACATCACATGAAATTGCATAGTATCTACGGTAAAAACCCAAGACTTTCAACAGCAAAGAAACAAGAAAGTTGGGTAAGAATTCAAAGAGAGAAATATGGGTTGGTATAGAAATCTGATAGAAAAATTAAATCCAGCCCAACCTACTATTGTATCAATGGTAGAAGGGGCTGGACCCATTTCTTCTCGAGAATTAATAACTAATTATACAGCATATTACGAGTATCTCGAAGTCGTAAATCGTGCTGTAAACATGATAGTAGATGATACATCGGAAATTCCACTAAGAATAGGAGAGCCTATTAAGGGCATGACTCCTGTTGTGAAGAATGTAAGACGTACAAGAGTTGAACTTCTTCTCAATAAAGAGCCAAACCCATTTCAGGATATATCAACTTTTAAAAGAAACCTCATAGTTGACTATATTCTAGACGGAAATATATTCGCTTATTTTGACGGGACTGCGTTGTATCATTTACCCGCAAACTATGTTCAAATAGAACCAGACGAACAAACTTATATTAAAGAATTTACATTTCAGCACAATACTACTTTCACTCCGAGTGAAATTATTCACATAAAGGAAAATAGTTTTCAAAGTATTTATCGCGGAACTAGCCGTTTGAGAGCCGCTCGGCGCACCATGGCGCAACTCACAAAGATGAGAGAGTTTCAAGATAACTTCTTTAAGAACGGAGCCGTTCCAGGCCTCGTTATCAAATCCCCCTCTGTTATCAGCGAGAAGAATAAAGAACGCATGATTCAGTCATGGGTTACTCGTTATCGTCCAGACGGTGGCGGACGCCGCCCAATGGTTCTTGACGGTGGAATGGAAATTGCAAATATTACGAATGTAAACTTCAAAGAACTTGACTTCGAAGCGTCGATTGAATCCGCCGAAGTAGAAATTCTCAAGGTTCTAGGCGTTCCGCCTATTCTTCTTAATTCTGGCAATAATGCTAATATTAGACCAAATCATCGTCTTTATTATCTTGAGACTGTACTGCCAATTCTTCAAAAGATGTGCTCAGCTCTCGAAAGATTTTTTGGTTATGAGATTGAGCCAGATATTACAGGAGTTCCCGCACTTCAGCCGGAGCTTAGTGATGCCGCCACATATTACGCTACGCTCGTAAATACTGGCATTCTTACAGCAAACGAAGCTCGTTATCAGTTAAATTATGACTTTATGGACGGTCATGACGATCTTCGAATTCCACAAAACATAACAGGATCAGCCGTTGATCCTTCGATAGGAGGGCGACCATCGTCGAACCCAGATGAAGACAACACTATTTGAACCAATTTTTAACGCATATGTGTCAGAAGGCAGAGAACTACCTTACAGAGAACTTGTTGTAAAGTGTAATAAAGAGTTAAAGGCAATTAAAAATCGCCGAAAACTTCTTACCACTAAAAGAATAATAAGACTCGTTCGAAAAATTTACTCTGACCGCTGGCATGAAATCCAACCGAAGCCCTCAGTCGCTTCAGCATCAATTCTCGATAAAATGAGAATGGCCGCAACAAGGACTTAATATGAATAAAATCTTTCATATTGGCTCCACCTTTAAAGCATTCGAAGAAGAAGATGATGTCTTTATTCGAGGTATGGCTAGCACTGCTGATACCGATCGAGTAGGAGATATTATCGAAGCGGCTGCTTGGACAAAAGGTGGTTTAAATAATTATCTAAATAATCCTGTAATTTTATTTAATCACGACTATAATCAGCCTATAGGGCGAGCTATAGAGCTTAGCACTGGAGATAATGGTCTGCAGTTAAAAGCAAAAATTGACAAATCTGCTGGTCACGTGAGAGAATTAATTAAGGAGGGCGTTCTTGGAGCTTTTTCTGTCGGGTTCCGAGTCAAGGACGCCGAATACTTGAGGGAATCCGATGGATATAAGATCAAGGACGCAGAACTGTTAGAAGTGTCGGTAGTTACCGTTCCTGCTAATCAAGCTGCAACTTTTTCTTTAGCTAAATCTTTTAACTCAGAGAGTGAGTATGAAGAGTTCAAAAAAACGTTAAAAGATTCCTTCGGTAAGAACGAATCGGTTGACTTCGTAGAAGAGGTCAAAGCACAGGAGAAGACTATGAGTGATATTGATATCAATGCCATCGTAGCTGCAGCTGTAGAAAAAACAGCAACGGCTATGGCTATGAAGGAAGCTGAGAAGAAGGCCGAAGAAGCTCGCAGACAAAAGGCTCTTGAAGAAGAGACTGCGAAAAAGGCTGCCGACGAGGCTCGTATTATAAGTGCTGTTCAGAGCGGCACAGAAAGACTTATGCAGGATGTTGAAAAGCGTCTTGCAGAGAAAGATGCCGATTATTCGCGCGTTGTAAATGAGCTGTCTTCGCAGCTCAAAGAGAAGTCGGAAGAGATCCAAAAGATTCGTGAAAGCAAGCGTGTATTTTCGAATCGCGCAGAAGAAGTACCTTTTGACTCAGATTCTGCAAAAGATGCTTATCTGCTTGGCGTTATTACCCGTAAGGGCCTTGACACCAAACTGGGTCGTCAGTACTTCGAAAAGCAAAATACTGGTGCAGGCGTATCGGTTCCACCAGCCGCTTCGTATGATGTATTTGAACTGCAAGTATCCACAGCTCTTGAGCAGGATATTCAACTTGAGCTAGTACTTGACCCGCTGTTCCGCAAACTGCAAATGAATGCGGCTACGATGGTTGTTCCAACTCTGCCAGATATCGGCTATGCCGACTTCCTGACGCAGTCAGGTTCGACGTCTAACCTTGGTACAACAATGCGTGGTTCATTAGAGCAGCGCGCTGATGTTAATGGTGGTCTGTCGCCTTCAGGCTCGCCTTCACCTGGTGCAAACTCTGGTGTAACGATGGGTCAAAAGACTCTTGTAACGCACCGTATGGCTTCGAAGTCATATATTGCTAACGAAGTAGAAGAAGATGCGATTATCCCAGTTCTTCCCTATATCCGTGAAGCAATGGTTCGCGCCCACGCTCGCGGTATTGAGCAGTCGATTCTTTTCGGCGGCTATAGCGGTACTATCTACTCCAGCGCTGGCTATACGGGCCTTGCTCAAATGGCTACAGCAGACGGCAAGACGCAAGATTGGGGTGGTGGTTCGCCAGTTACCGCTGATCAAGCTACTTCAGCCAAACTTCTGAATATGCGTCAGGTAATGGGTAAGTATGGCCGTAATCCTTCAGATCTCGTATTCATCGTATCTCTTGATGCATATTACGATCTTCTAGATGACGCCGAGTATGATGATCTTAACCAAGTAGGTGCCGGTCTAGCAACGAAAGTAACTGGTCAGGTAGGCTCAATCTACGCAACTCCAGTAATTGTTTGCGATGAATTTGCTTCGAGAGCTGATGGTCGTCCAGCAGCTATCGCTGTAAATACACGTAACTTCGTTGTACCAGTACTTCGTGGTGTTACGGTTGAGCAGGATTATGACGTTGAAAACCAGCGTCGTGTTCTGGTTGCTACGCAGCGTCGTGGCTTTGACCGTATGTTTGCCACACCTGGTCAGGTTGTTGTGGCTACCTGGTAAGGTACCGATGAGGGGGGTCTTTCGAGGCCCTCCTCATATTTACTATTAATACTATGGCAAACTTAATTACATTAGACGATTACAAATTACTGGAAGGTATTAATTCTACTACGAGCGATGATAAGTTCGAGTATTTAATTACTGCCGTCAGTAAACTTGTTCGTAACTACACTGGACAAGAGTTTGATTCTTATGCAGGCTCTCCTGGTAAGACAGAACTTTTTGATATTCAGTGGGATACTTACGTTGTTCAGCTAGCTGAAACTCCTGTAATTAATATAACTGGTGTATATGAAAGAACCTCCCAATCGGAGACATATACAGAATTGTTTGCAAATGGTACTAA